GGGCAACTTAATAAAATATTTATTTAATTAATATATAAGATAATAAAAGAATTACGATATAAAATAGCTAAATTTTACTAAATTTTTTAAAAGAAGACAATATAAAAGTATAAAATTAAGAAAAGGAGAAAGAAGAAGAATAAAAAGATAAAGAAGAAAAATAAAGTAATAAATTTACTAAAATAATAACATCTAAAAGTAAGTCTAAGGGCGAGACTGCACGCATTTTAGTACGTACAGCCTCCTAAACTAAATGCTACAACTGTATTGTACAACAATGTAGTTCATTATGCTAGAGGCTCAATGGGAGGCTCCAGTGCATCATTGCAATAGCAGAGGTAGACTAATTTTGAAAGAGTGTAGAGCAACGGCTAGCCCAATCTTGCGACCAGCTTGAGCCCCTTATCTAGTAGGACTGTCTCAAGCTCAAGGGGATCCTTACTCAGCTAGGCACTCTTATTTCCAAATTAAAATCTAAACATCTAATTTATATGTAGTATTTACGAATATGATCAGAAAGCAAATCATCAAAAGAGAACATCAAAGGGGGGAGATTCTTCTCCCGCAGCCATCTGTTGACTTGAAATCTAAACTTGTCGAATTCGTCTCTTCCATGTCCAAAGACTATGCGAAGCGCATCTACGAGGTTGTCATAGAATTGTGTTTTTGGTTGTTCTTTCGCACGAACCCAATAACACAGATCACGTGCGACAGAGAGATCCATCTTTCTTACGACAATGAAAGGATGAATCTCATTCCAGGTAGATTTAAGGAACTGACATTCGGACAGCTCCTTGTACTTGACTATCACGCTGCCTTTATCAGCTGATGTTACTGGATAGCCAATGCTTCGATAACTTTCAGATATAGTTAGACCATTAAAAATTTCGGAAATTTCATCTGGAAAAGACATTATAATGTCATCTCCGTAAATAAGACATCTAACATTATCAATAAATGATTGAAAGTTATAAAATTGAGGATAATTTTGCATTAAATCTAAATATATATAAAGAATTAATATTAAATGAGCAAGAGAATTGACTTCAGCTGTTCCTGGAAATCCTGAAATCA